GGAACAAGGGTCTGCCCGAATGCAGCGGAGCCGCACAGGAGCGCAACCGAGAGAAGCAGCGAAAAAGCTTTGAGTGTTTTCATGGTTGTGAGTCGTGCCTGAAATGGGAAATCTCAGGAAAACGACATCTCCTTTTCGTTAGGCCCCTAGCAAAGCGACCGCACAGTTATCTTGGTAGAGATTGCCGAAGCCCACCACGGTATCGAAGCGGTGGATTTGCAGCGAGTGAACCGGGTCCCAAGCCTTGACGAAGCGCACCGGAATACCCGTGCGTTTGTCTTCCGCCTGCGAACGGGCTTCCACGGCCTTCGGCAGATAGAAGCGCATGCCGACGATCGCGAATGCCTGTGTCGAAAGCGCCATGCCCACGGTGCCCACGGCTCCATTCGGATTCGGCGTGCCGGGCCAAAGCGTCAAGGCCGCGCCGTTGGCGGGCAAGGAATCAACGTTCTGGTACTGCGTGGGCAATCCGCCTTGCGGTCCATAGATCGCGGGCAGGAAGGTAATGGTATCGGCGCCGCCAGTCAAAACGAAGTTTTGCGTCGCAGTGAACGTCTGCGGCGTCGCCGGGCCGGGGATGCGCCGGGTACGCGGGTTGACAAAGTTCAGCCCGGCGATGGAGAACTTATCGCCCTGGTTGATCGTATCGCCTGCGGTGCCGGTGATAATCAGCGAGGTGCCCGATTGTCCGGCTCCGGTGACGGTGACCGCGTTCTGCCATGTGCCAGCGGTGTGCGAATACAGCGATTGCTCTTCAAAGACATCGAAGGTTTTCAGCTTTCCCATCGATCCTTCCTTAAAGGCTTCGGTGATCGCATCCGCCGGCTGAAACAGAGAGGTCACCGGGGTGTTGATGGAGTTGGTCTGCATCGAAGACGAGATCAGCGCACAGCGTTTTCGCGCCAGCGCCGAACCTGCCTTTTGCAGCAACCGTGCCCGCGCCTGATCCAAATACACGATCGAGGTCGGGTCTTGGCCGAGAGTTCCAACAATCTGCGAGATATTGTTGGTGGCAAACAGAGCCGCACGGGAGTCGATTTCCTGCGCGATCTGCACGCCAGCCGGCTCCAGATACTGCTCTTTGATTTCCTCTTCCGAGCGCTCCGCCTTGACTGCGGCTTCGTAGTCGTCCCATTGGAAGTCGATGCCAAAGGGCTGATCGAGCGAGACCGTGGTCGAAATGCGGTTGATGCCTTGCGGGTTGTATCCGAGACCGTCGCGGATGGTGAACTGCTGCGGGAATTTGACCTGGATGGTCGTGCCTACGGCGAAGGTCTTCTCGTAGTCTTTTTCCCAGTCGGTGTTGAAGTATTCGGCAACCTTCAAAGCGTTTTTGAGGTTGCGTAACACCTCCATCGAGATCCAGGAGGTGTTCAGAAATTGGTTGGCCATTGGAGTTTATTTCCCTTTGCGAGAACGCAGCACGGCCTGCACGCGAGGATCGCGGCGATTGGCTTCCTCCATGTAGGTGTCTGCGTTCTGCGATTCAACGGCTTCCTCGATCGCGTCTTTGGCCACGGTGCCTTTGCCGGACACCTGGTGGGGCGGTCGCGGAGCCTGGGATTCGGGTTTGGCAGAGGAAGAGTTTTGCTGGCCGGAAACTTTCAGTTCAATCTTGGTCAGCTCGCGTGCCTGGCCGATGGGATTCAGCTTGTTGATGCGCTCCAACTCGGCGGGATTTTGGCCGAGGTAATAGAGCACGTCGGTGCCTGCCGGCGAATCCAAAATGAACACATCGGGAACGGAGCCTTCCTTCAGCGGCAGATCGGGATTGAGAGCAACCGTATTGAAATCGGCGTGCTTGGCGCGTGCCGTCTCGACGCGGTTGGTCCACTCCCGCGCAATGGTCTGCTTGACTTGCTGCTGCTGGGTTTCGCGCTGGGATTTCGACTGAGACTCGGAGAATTCGCGGAGAGTTTCCTTGCGCAGCCAATCGTCCTTCGCGTCTTCATACTCAGCGTAGGTTTTGTATTTAGGCTGTCCGGTCTTTTCGTCCTTGTCGTCGATTCTAGGCTTGAGCGCGGCTTTCGACGCATCCGCCGCAGGCTGCGGTTGAGTTTTCTCCTGCGGAGTTTCACTGCGGGCTTGCTGCGGTTGCGTTCCTTGCGCCTTCAGCCGAGCAATTTCGGCCTTGGCTTCCTTCAGTTCCCGTTCGCGCTTTTTCCAGCGGGGTTCCCGTTGCTGTTCCTGCCTTTTACTCTCTTCTGTCTGCGGTTTTGCGGGTTCCGAGTCCGCGGCGGTTTCGGACGAAGACGCGGGCGAAGCGTCGGTGGTTTCTGCCGGGTCTTTCTCTTCCTGCTCCTGCTCGTTTTCTTTTTTACCCGGCGCGACCGAGTCTTCCTTTTTTTCTGCTTTGAACTTCCCGGTGAGGCGGTAGCTTTCGTCTTCCGGCAAAAAGCCGGTTTCCATCGCTTCATCCATCGAGCCGGGAATTTCCAGTACTTCCGCCGAGGCGGATGCTTTGCCTGCCATGCTGTTTCCTTTTTTGGATCAGTGCCGGATGTGACGCGGAGACCGGCGGCGCGGGGTGGTGCTAAAGTCGAGGAATGAAGTGTGCCGCTTGCTTAACCAAAATTCTGCGCAAAGCCGTCGAAGATAAATGCAATTACGAACAGGCAAACTTTCGAGTGCGCGACGCGCCCGATGCGATCATCGTTCTCGCAAAAGAGAGTATGTGCTTCGATTGCCTGCTGGCATACCGATTCGTTTCATATCAAATCACTGACCCGCCTGCGGTTGCGCCTGCTGCGCCGCCAACTGCTGGGCCTGCTGACTAGCCGCATTCCGCGCGGCCAACTGCGCCTGACTCGCATCGTGTTCCTGCTGGTCTTTTTGCAGAGCCACATCGTGCGCGGCGGAGTGATTCTCTTTCCAGAATTCCGCATACATCTGATTGCGCTGCTCGGCGTCCTGCGCCTTGGCTCCGATTTCGGCGATCAGCACCTTGATGTCGTTGGCCAGTTGCGCACGGAAGTTTTCGGCGTCTTCCTTCATCTGCTGCACCGTGACTTTCGTCTGCTGCTCCAGCACCCGGCCCGCGTGCTCCATCTGGTACGCCTGCAACTGCTGCTGGGCCTGCATCAACTGACTTCGTAATTGCGAGACGATAGCCTGCGCTTCCGGCGGCAGATTCGAAGGATCGGGCGGATCGAAGACGTCGGCGATTTGTTTGCCAATCGGCCCCAGCGTGGGACGCATGCGGATACCCAAGGCAAACACTTTTGCGGCGGGGGTTCCGGGTTGCGGCAGGTTCGCCAATTCCTGAATGAGGGAATCGACAAACTCGCCCTGCTCTTCGCGCTCGGAATCGTGACTCGGGCCGCTGGAAATCGTCACCCCGAAATCGCCCTTGCCGGTGTGGATGTGATCTTCGGGTAAGGGCTTCCCATCCCACGTTTTTAATTCATAGGTTCCGTCTTCGGCGATGGGATGCGAGGTGTTGCCGACGATCATAGCCACGGTGCGCGACCCGTCCGGCTTGGCCATCGGCATCTCGCGCTGGGTATCCAGCACCGGGGTAATGAGCTCGTTCAACTGCCAGCCCATGTTGTGCAGGAAGCGGTTTTCGTAGTTATCGACGAAGGGGAAAGTGCCGAGGGCTTCCATATCGTCGATGCGTTCGAGAGCCACGCCGGATTTTTCGTTTCTGCGTGCAGCGGCGGTCGGGGCGGGACTCAATCCCATCGCGGCCTGCACCGAGCGCGTAGCGGAATCCTTCGCCACTTCCCACTCGCTGAAATTCGGCGTCCAGGTACCGCGCGTGGGTGGAGGAAGAGTGTTTTGCCCGGTCGCATCGGTCACAGCGTCATATTGCACATACGCATGGGGAACCTTGGTGAGCTCGTCCCATGTTTCTTTATCGCTCTCGAATTGTCCTTTGGCGCCGACGAAGGGCGATTTCGGAATCTGGCCAGCTTCCTCGGCTTCCCCGCTGGCGAAATAATCGAAGAGCAATTGCGGATCGCGGGCAAAGCGCACCATCGACAAAAGCTCGCGCTTGGCTTTGCCGCCCACCGTGGTCCAGCGTTCCGGACCGAGACAGGAAATGATGGGGATGCGCGATCCGGCCCAGTCGATCTTGTCGAGAATCTCGAAGCCGTTGGTCATGTACTGCAGGACGTTGATTTTGGGATCGTCGCGCTCGCGCTTGATCTCGCCCTCGACACCGCGAGCTTTCATTTCCTTCCACTCGTCTTCGTAGACCGCGAGCGGGGCTTTGTCGCCGCGAATCTGCACCAGAAACAGTTTGCGGGGTTTGTATTCCCGCTTCCAGAACTCCGCCACCTGCACGAATTTGTCCCGAATCCAGTCGGAGGCGTTTGGTGTATCCGCGTATTCCTCGGAAAAATCGGTCACCCGCGCTCTGGGCCAGTCGTTTTTGAATTTCGCTTTGGGAATCAGGTCAAGGAAAAAGGCATCGTCGATGTCGGAGGCGTCTGGCTGCTTGTAGTTTGGCGAAAGCAGCACGGTATCGGGATTCAGCACCGGCTTGATGAGCAATTCCTGATCGAAGCTGCCGGGCGTCGAGTACTCGGCGCGAATGACGGCGAAGCCGTAGCTGCGCTCGATCTGGCACTGGAAGGCGTTCATGTACGGCCCTTGCGCCTGCGAACGCTCTTCAATCGCCATGATTAACCCAGAACGTTGTTGCGCGTTTTGATCGTTGGCGCCATTGCCGAGCGGGGTGACGTCGACGGCGCGTTTGGACTTCCTGACGTTGGCCGACGTCTGAGCGATGAACTGATTCAGCAGGTCGAGATGGATACAGGGGCGGCCCGCGTCTTTTCTTTCATCGCGGTCGTCATCGGCCCACGGCCCGGCGGGAGAAAGCGCGCGCATGTCGGCGGCGGCTTCGGCGCGAATGTCTTGCCAGGCGTCCCGGTACTCCTGAAAGCACTGCCTGATTTCGCTGGGTTCCGGGGCGGACATTTAGAATGTGGGAATGGGGATTTTCACTGATCTACTGGAGTGGTCGGAAGAATTGGAACGTGATCTTTGGCGAAGGAAAATGGCTCAGATTCGCGCTTGCATCGGTCCAGATAACAAGATCGATCTCTCTAAAATGTTCCAACAGAAATGGATCAT